GCTTCGGTCTATCTTTCGGATTCTTGTACGGCATGTCGTTACCTCTTACCGTTATGCGGGCACTCTAGTACCACGCACCATGCGCGGCAAAGCCCTGTGGGTTTAGCATTCCAAGTATCTACCTCAAATGCTTTCTCTAGCTTGCCGTACTCGCCAAGCCACTTCTTCCATAAGTCTGGTTCGTTCTCGATAGTGTACGTCTCTTTGATAAACGCGTTACATACCACGAAGAGCAGGCCGCCCTTCACTACTTTTATCTCAGGGAAGTGCTTGAACGTAGCTAACGCCATCAGTTCGAGCTGCCCCTTGTCTGCATACTTCGCAGACTTACCGGTCTTATAGTCAAACACCTTAGCTACACCGGCTTCTCTATCTAGTATCGTAAGGTCGGAAACACCCCTGAACCATACGTTATCAGCAAAGAATCCGCAGGGTTCAAGGTTCTCAGTCAGCCCCATCTTATACTCGCAGAGCTTCTCGCCTTTCATGTTTTTAAGTCTATCTAGCGCGGTTAGCGCGTAGTCAAACCTTGGGTCTAGCTTTTCTACATCGCCTCTGACATACACCTCGGCAGCTTCATGGAACTCGTTACCGTACAGTATGGCTTCGGTATTAAAGTCTTCTTTGTAGTCCTTCAGTACCTTGGTGTGGTAATACTTTTTGGGGCATTGATCGAACGTCTTTATGCTGCTAAATGACCATGTGGGTTTACCCATTCAGTACATTCTCCGTAGTTCTTTCCAGTTTCCACGTCACCACGCACCGGAAGGCCCTGTGCCCAATCGGGTGTGTGTCGCATACATTCGTCAACATAAGCCGCAGCCTCGTCAACTTCGCTATCTGGAACACAGCATACCACAGAGTCATGTACAGTAAGAAGTATAGGATACCTTTTTGAAATCAATAACATCTGGTCTGTCATTACACATCTTGCGATGCCTTGGCAGACGTTTTCTATCACCTTACCGCCGTAGATATTTACTCTACCCCTACGTGTTTTGTACGAAAATTGTACGCCCATCTCACCATCCTCGGCTTTCAGGTCGTCGTAGCGCATAATGAGTCCAGAGGGCAGACGTATACCATTAACTTCTGGTAACACCTTTAGCACCCCAGCTTTACCTACACCGTACCGTTCACCTTGGTACATCCCCATCAGAGCGTTTTGTGCGTCTCGCCATAACTGAGATATGCCTCCATTCGCACTGCGGTACACCCGTATAATGCGCTTACATTCTTCCTCGTCTATCTTAGTCACCTCGACACCCATACCCTTTAACTGGTCGCGGAACTTAGCGGCACCCATACCGTAGCCCGCACCTAGAATAGTAGTCTTGCCGATGAAGCGTTCGGCGGGTGTTATGTCTTCTTCTTTCTTATTATAGATAGTAGCCGCCATCTTCTTGTACACGTCTTCGCCTTTCTCGAACGCTCTAACTAGGTCAACTTGTCCTGCTAACCAAGCTAAGACACGGGCCTCTATCTGTGCAGAGTCAGCTTCGATCAGGGTGTAGCCTTTAGGGGCGCAAATACATGCTTTCAATACCTTTGCATTTGGCCCACGTGAGGGTAGGTTTTGTAGGTTTATCTTATCAGACCCGCCAAACCTTCCTGTGTGTGCGGCATAGTATCGGATAGGCACGGGCAGCGTGCCCCGAATACCAATGTCGATAAACCTCTCGGTGCGTGTCTCTTCTAGTGTGCTCTTCAAACCTATTCTTGCAGCTACTAGGGCTTGTACTCGCGCATCGTCATGCTCCTGTAGGGCTTTGAACCCCTCGTCACTCTTGGCAAACGCAAAGGCTTCCTTACCCGTACGCAAACTTGTTTTCATTGGTGGCACAACGCCCAGCGCCTCAAGTGCCTTAGCGAACTTAGGATTAGACATGAGTTCTTCTTTTGCGATACCACACTCTGCAAGTAGGTGTTCTTTCTGCTCTTGTAGCGTATCCAAATGGTCTTCAAGTTTACCTACGTCCAACTCCAGTACGGGGTCGATAAACATACGCAGCGTCATGTCGATTACTTTTAATTCTTTCTTTGGAAATACTTTCAGAAATATCTCAAACAACTGATACGTAAGCTCAACGTCTTGTATGCAGTAGTCGCCGTAACGTTCGAGTTCGTCTTCAGTAAAGTCACGACGGCGTTTACCTATAGCGTTGCCTACTTCGTTACCTTTTTCCCCGATCTCGTACATGTCAGCCAAGTACTTAAGAGAGCCACCGACTTCCGTACCATGTAATGCGCGGCCCATACACAGCGTATCAAGGTATAGCTTAGGGTGAATATCAAACAGCCAACTAAGAATAGCACCATCAAACATAGTGTTATGAGCAAGAACAGCAGAGTTTTCCCAGTCATAGTTATCATGTAAATACTCTTTAACTGCATTGAACGGGCCGCTTATCCAATCTGTTTCCCCTGCGTTAACTTTAACGCTCAGTCCTATCACTTCAAACTCTGGGCTTCGTACGTACTGCTCGGTTGTTAGTTTACTTAGCGAAAACTGTTTGTCGTAATAGGTTTCAAAATCTATTGTTATAATATTCACTTAGTTTCTTTTCCTAATGTTTTGTTTCAAAAGTTTCTAAGGTTTCGCTATAAAGATTAGTTAGCGCATCAATCCAATCTTGCAAGGCGTCTAGCTGAGTAATTGTATTTTCGTCAGTAAATTCTTCCACTAGCTCCACACTACCTTCGCCATACTCTTCTTCCCAAACCAACGTTGCCATTTGTGTTTTATTCATTGCAGCTTCCCTTCTTTTATTAGTGCTAAACGATTAGCTTCTTGTGCAGCAGCTATGTCTTTTTTATTTTGCCCGGTGTACGCGACAGCCAACTTTTCTTTGATGAGTAGTTTATTAATGGTTGTCCGTCCAACTTTGATTTCACCCAAGTACCTTCCAAACTTTCCCTTCTCTCTTGTTCGGAGCGCATAAACTCCTCCCAACTTGAGAGCCTTTTGGGCGTAGGCTTTCGCGAGTAGTCCATGTGCTTTCTCCTGTTTATTTCTAGTGCGACACTCTGGAGTATCGATGCCGAAAAGACGGATACGCTGATTACGAACCCAACAGTCAAACCCAAGATCAATATCAACATCTACTGTATCTCCATCGACGACTCTAATTATTGTTGCTTTGTATTCGTACATTTTAATTAGCCTCATCTATTATGGCAGGTAAGTAGTTAAACAAGATGTCGCTATCGCATTCAATAGTAACGCGGGCCGTGTCTGTTGCAACGTAATAAGTTATTACAGGTACTTCTGCTATGTGGCATCCCACGTTGTCCACTTTGATAAGTACATCTGGTATGGGTTCCTCTACTACTTCTGGAATAGTGACAGGCTCTGGCACGAAATGCGTCCAAATAAAAAACATACTAATCGCAAATAAAATCATTGCGACAACTGACATAACTAGCTTCTCATTTTTCATCCTATCTCCACGTTATTAGTCGTAAACATTAAAGTTTTCTTCAAAAGGTACACAGGTTTCCAATATTATTTTACCCATGTTAAGGGCTTCTCTTTTTGAGACCACGACAATCATGTTGGGTTCGACTTCGACAACACACATTGTGCGTTTTTCTTCTTTAGCTAAGTACTCCGCTTCTTCTAGCGCAGCCATTGGGTCGGTAAAGTTACTCATCTTCAAACTCCTTAAGGAGGTCTTCTAGCTTCTCCACCGCATCAGTAACACGTTGTATTAACGCGATAAGTTCTTCGGCATCGGTGCCGTCAACCTCTATAGTTATTTTCATTCTACCTCGTGCAATTCAATCAATAAGTCGATGCAGTGCTTCGCCTTGGTTAAATCTTCTAGCGGTTTTCCCTTCAACTTCCATCTGGATATGTACTTAACCACATTACCTTCGAGCAAAGACAAACCGTTCTTTTCTGCGTACTCGGCAGGTTGAATAGCCATGTTCTTATAGTGGGTCCCGCCCGTCTGTGTCTGTAGGGCTGTCTGCTTGTTCACTACGGGGTCGCTCAGTTTCGTTCTTGGCACTTCTGCTGTTAACATTCTCTTCTTCCTTCTGTTTAGGTTTCTCAAAGATTTTTGCCCAACTCTCCCCGAACTCGTGCAAGGGCATTAAGTTCGATTGTATTTTCCCCTCGTTTTTGTTTTGCGTTTCCAAGCTATCCATTCTTGCGCCTCTGCCCTTGCCGCTCCCTTAGCAATAGCCATTGCGTTTTGGATTATTATTTCTTCTCTATGCTCACCTGCCTCGTCACTGTGTGCGTAAGCTAAAGAAGCTGTTGACCACGTTCTAAGTTTTCGTAAGGCTTTTTGTTCTATCTGCCTAACCCTATTGGACGATAGATTAAGTTCTTTTCCTATTTGGGCTAAAGTTTTTTCTCCCTCACCGTTTAATCCAAAGCGGGCATCGACTATTGTTTTCTCTCTGCTAGTTAATTTTCCTACCGCTGCCGCCACAAGGTCTGCCGCATCGTCGTTGCTTAGTATTTGTAGCGGGTCAGTCCCACCGGCCAGTAAGTTACTAGAGGTTAATTCAGCCATGTTGGCTTCTATTGCACTGGAGTTAATTTGTAGAGGGTCGTTTATATGTTGTGGTGGGAAGAGGTCGTCTACACTACAGGTAAAGAAATCACAAAGGATTTGTGTCGCCGCAGTTGGTTTTCCTGTTTTAGTAAAGGCCGGTACTTTTAAATTAAGTAGCTTACCTATATCCGTTTGGGCTAACCCACTAGCTCTACTCAATTCAGCCGCATTGCTTAAACCGTAAGACTCCATAAGCTTAAACAGGTAGTTGTTTTTTACTTTTACTTCTACTCTGTAGTCTTTCATTCGTAGCTCCCTATTACATCCCCTGCGTCTATCCAAACGCTAAGAGCTTTTAGCACTCTTTCTTTTCTAGCCCGTAGCTTCTCGGCTTTGGCTTTGCGTGCGGCACGCAGTTTAGGTAATTCTTCTAGTTCTTTTTTCCATAAAGCATGTTGCGCTTTCTTTTGTGCTTTCGTTAGCTTAAACGTTTTTGTCCTATGGGATATAAACTCCGCTATTCTGGCTTTAAGCGTAGGTGGTTTTAGCGCCTTGGTATTCTCTTCTATCTCGGCGTCTAAAGTTTCTACAAGTTTGAGTAAATCTTGTTTAGTTGTCATGTGTTTTTCCTAAGATACTGGTATCTGTTATTCTTCAAACCACGTAGACATAGCTTCATCCGCCGCACGTTCCGCCATCTCTCGCTTACGCTCGGCAGGGTCTACGTAATCTTCTTCTAAAGTATCAAGGTACGCGTCTAACTCAACCATTACTCTGTCTCTATTGTCCATTATCATCCTCCTGTATATCTTTTAGAATTTCTCGCCGTAGTCGCTTGCGCTCTTCGGGCGAACATTTAGTTGCGATCTTGATGTCACTTAATTTTAGTTTGTAGCTCGACGGTTGCCAGTACAGTGCAGCTTCTGGATCGGTGACCAACATGTACTGCCACTGCTCTCCGTCTATATCCACGTAGAACGATTCACCGTTCACGGTGTTTCCTCCTTAAGTTTGTTTTAGTTAGTGCGTGTCCCACTAACAAGTATCCCCACCTATTCAGTTCAACTTGCTAGCTTCGCACGGCTAACCTTAGCGCGGTTTCTTCGGCAACGCATCACGTAGGAAATACAAAACTCAAGGTTCAGTACCGTATATGTGATCGTTAACTGAGGGTGTTTTGCTGAATATGCCCACCGCCCACTGGGACATCGAGTAGGGGACAAATCAACCCTAACTCTTACTACAACAACTTCCTAAGCATCGTACCTATAGCATCGACGTTATCTTCATTGACTACCCACGCTTCGCCTCGTGCACTACGTATGGCGTTTAGTTCTCTGTCCTGCAATGCAGTCGTTGTGTTCTTACCTGCCTTGCATTCTATTGCCCAGAACTTTCCGTTAAAACATCCAACTATGTCAGGCACGCCACTACGTCCGTAACCACCTGTTGCCGGAAAGAAATAATATACATGACTTCCAAGCTGTTTCAACTGTTTTACTACATTATCTTTAACTTTCTTCTCCGGTGTCAACGCCATTATCTTCTCCTTCGTAAAATATCCAGTAAACATATTTGTCTATCCTCCTACCGATCTTATTAACAAACTCGGTAGGAGGTTCGTATGACATGGTGCACAGTACAGCAACACGTCGTGTTATCCAGTCAGGCAAGTCAGCAACAGGTAACACTGTCTCTTTCTCGAACTCTGCGTATGTGTGTATGGGTATACCAAAACACTGCACTCTAGCTGCACCCCCAAGGAATTCGACTCGGTAGGTGTACTTGTCTGGTGATAGCGGTGCGTTAGTATTCGGCAAGGGCTTCTACCTCCGTTATTGTTTCGGGCGAGACGTAGACACACATAGCTTCTTCAACGTAAAAGTCATAGTCGTGTGCGCCTCTCCTCACGCAGCCAATACTAGTCAGCACCTTAGTGTCATACGAATACCCTACGGTCTCCATCGCATCTATACCTGTAGCTTGCAGCACAGACAGCTTAGCCAGAACTTCTTGGGGTAACTTGTTTACATCGTCTACGTGCTTGACGCGCTGCATCTCACCTGCGGTCGTGTCTCTGTAGTGGTAGAACACCTTGTCTATGTTCTTTAGCTTGTATATAGAGAGAGTCTGTAGCCCATCGCACGCAGCAACAGAGTCACCTAAGTCCCGCTTACTCTCTAGGTACTTGTTAGTGCAGTCCTCAACTTGGTGTCGTATGTCAGCACGTACTGGGCGTTGTTCCATAGTAGCTAAGGAGTATTCGAGCAGCGCCTCATTGCTTACGGAGTTTCCCATTGAGCTGAACACGGCACGTTGTAAGGTGTCTAACTTCTCTTGGGCTTGCTTAAGACCTCGACCAAAGGGGTCTATAGTTCCCTGCATAACTTTCTCTAACACACGCTCACCTGTCACGCTTTTGGTATCTTTGACTAGCTTAGTCGCGCGGGCTAGGGTCTTGGTTATGCTAGTGAAACGTCTATCATTATAAACAATGTTGTACCTATCCAAGTCGGGATACGATAAGTCGCGTTCGCGGCGGGTGCTTACAGTCATAACTATGTAGGCATCCTTGTCCCACAATACCTTGGCATCGAAGCACATACTCTGGGGACTAAGTTGTATAGCTAACGCGTCGTCTGCGGTGTGTCTGAACTTAGCGAATGGGTGAGACTTCTTAACACGTTTCTGTAACATGGCTAACTCATCTGCCATTTGTGGGGAATAATAGCTGTCCTCCATCTCGCGGTTAAGTGATGCGTCAAATCCGAATAGGGTTTCTATTTTATTTCTCATGGTGTTGCTCCTGTCAGTTATAGGTTGATGTGTAACGTCTTACCGATTGTGGGTCGGGCACTCTTGTTATCTAGGATTCCC